CTAGTTCTGAGATCAAGGACAGAAACTTAAGTAAGGACACAGTAGAACACTTCTCAGTAAGGGTTGAACACTCAGAAGAAACTGGAGAGATCATCAAGCATTACTATCCTGATACTCGTGATGGAGATATCGTAGGGTATGAAGTAAGAGACACTAGGGATAAGAAGTTCAGTGCTGTTGGTGATCGTAAGGGGGACATAGATCTATGGGGTTCCCACCTTGTAACCAGTGGTAAGAAGTTATTTATTACTGAAGGTCGCCTAGATGCTATGTCCTTGTTTCAATCCATCATAGAGAACAGACCAGAAAAGTACAGCAAGTACACACCAGCAGTTGTGTCTCTTACTAGAGGCGCACAGGGTGCAGCCAGTGACTTGATTAACAATCGTAAGTACTTAAATAATTTTGATGATATCGTACTTTGTTTTGATATGGATCAGGCAGGACAGAAAGCATTGAGGGACTGCATTAAGATTATCCCCACTGCTAAAGCTGTTACTCTGCCACTTAAGGATGCCAGTGATATGCTGATGGCTGGTCGTAGTGCAGAGTTGTTTGACCTAGCTGTTTGGAATGCACAGCCTGTACGAATGGGTGAGGTTGTTGACGTAGTAGACGTAATAGAAAAGGCTATGGAACGCCCGCAGATGGGTATCCCATTTCCTTGGCCTACTGTAACCAAGGCATGTTTTGGCATTAGACCACACACAATACACTGTGTAGGTGCAGCACCTAAGATTGGTAAGACAGACCATCAGCACCAGTTAGTTCACCACCTGATATTTAACGAAAAGGTTAAGGTCGGAATGTTTGACCTTGAGAACAGTCCTGTCAGAACGGCTAAGAAGTTAGCAAGTAAACACGCTAAGGTAGATTTCACCAGACCAGACAAGGAATACTCAGATGATCTGTTGAGAAGCACCCTACTCTCAATGAATGGTATGGTTAGGTTCTATGATCGTGGTGCAAGTAGGGATTGGGATGATATCAGAATAGCAATGCAGGAAATGCATTTGCTTGATGGTATCAATGTCTTTATCCTTGACCCACTTACTGCACTGATCTCTCGTTATTCTTCGTCAGAGGCTAACGATAAACTGAATGAGATAGCAACAGATATGGCTGACCTTGTCCAGTCTTACCCGATTACTCTATTCTGTTATTCCCATGTAAACCCAAAACCAAAAGGTTCTAAACCACATGAAGCAGGGGCTAAGGTTCTTAGCTCTGAGTTCACTGGTTCAAGGGCAATGGAGAAGTGGTTTCACTATGGTCATGGGATTAGTAGGGATCGTACAGACGACTGCCCTGAAGAAAACAAAAATATGTCCCAGTTTTATATGTTGTTTGATCGTGAGTATGGACAGACTTATAACTGTGATGTGTTCTTTGACGAAGCAATTGTCACTTACCTTGAGCCTAAGAAGGGGTGGTAAATGGCTGACTACATAATTGATATTGAAACGGATGGAATAGATGCTACAAAAATACATTGCATGGCTGTTAGAGAAGAGTCTGGGCACATTCAGGTTCATACAGTATATGACGACATACGTTCTTTTCTGGGTTCTCTTCTGGATAGCGACAGGATTATTGGTCATAACTTTATCCGTTATGACTGGCCTGTCATATCTAGGCTCCTTAAGGTCGAGACTAAAGCGTTCATTGTAGACACCCTTGCCCTGTCATGGTACTTGTATCCAGATGTAGTAAAGCATGGTCTTGAACAATGGGGAGAAAGATTCGGTATTGCCAAGCCAAAGATTGACGACTGGGAAAACCTTGATATCGGAGAGTATTGCAGACGTTGTGTTGAGGATGTAAAGATCAACACTATGCTTTGGGAAAAGCAGTCAGAGTACCTTTCAAAACTTTATAACGATGCTAACCCTGATCGTGTTATTCGTTACCTTTCGTTGAAGATGCGTTGTGCTGCCTTGCAAGAGAAGTCTAGGTGGAAGCTGGATGTTGAGAAAGCTAAGTCGTTACTACAGCAGCTTGAAAGTTCTTATCAGGAATCAGTTGACACATTGTTTGCTGTAATGCCTGAAGTAAAGAAGATCAAGAAGTGCAAGCGCCCAGCAAAGCCATACAAGATTGATGGTTCTCTTTCTGTTACTGGACTAAGGTGGAAAGAAATAACCGAAGAGGCTGGGAAAGACTTTGACACAAAAGAAGCTATCGAAGTTGTGGTTGGAACAGAACAACCTAATCCCGGAAGTGTTCAGCAATTAAAGGACTGGCTTAAGAGTTTGGGCTGGAAGGCTGAGACATTTAAGTTCTCAAAACAAACAGGCAAAGCAGTAGAACAAATCAAGAACAACGATGGAAGTCTGTGCAAGTCAGTAACTAAGATGTTTGACAAGCACCCAGAACTTGCTCACCTTGAGACTATGACTGTGGTTAAGCATAGAATAGGATTGGTAAAAGGGTTCCTTGATAACGTAGACTCAGACGGATATGTAAAAGCCCAGATACAAGGGTTCACTAACACGCTGAGATTTAAACACGCTGTCTGTGTAAACATTCCTTCAAGCCGTAAGCCGTATGGTGCTGAGATAAGATCACTACTTACTGTTCGTAGTCCAGACAATATACTTTGTGGCTCAGACATGGCATCACTTGAGGATCGCACTAAGCAGCATTATATGTGGGACTACGATCCAGAGTACGTTAAGGAGATGATGACACCAGACTTTGATCCACACCTTGACCTTGCATTGTCTGCGGGTGTATTGACTAAACAAGAGGTAGCAGATTATAAGGCTGGGTTTCAGCCTGAAGATATAGTTAAGATCAGGCATATATACAAGGGTGGTAACTATGCCTGTACTTATGGTGCTGGAGTGGCTACCCTTTCTCGTCAACTAGGTATCAGTGAGGAAGATGCTAAGACAGTACGAGAGGCATACTGGAAACGTAACTGGTCTTTGGAAACCATTGCTGACAACGTAGGAATACGAAGAATAGAAGGCGACAAGATGTGGTTATGGAATCCTGTTGCAAAGATATACTACCACCTTAAAACAGAAAAGGATAAGTTCAGTACGCTAAACCAAGGAACTGGTACATTCTGTTTTGATATGTGGCTTGCTTACATTATTGCAGAACGACCACAACTTACAGCACAGTTCCATGACGAAGTAATCTTAGAACTAAACGAAACCAAACAAAATGATATAAAGGAGTTATTGAATAGGTCTATAAAGAAAGTCAATAAACTGTTACACTTAGATCGTGAGTTAGAATGCGACATAAAATTCGCTAAAGATTATTCTGAAATCCACTAAGGAGATTATCATGGCTTTTGAACGAGCAATGAGTCAAGAAGTATCTAGCAGTAAAACCGAATACTCAAACCTTAAACCCGGTGAATATGAAGGAAGGCTGGTGTATGTAGCTGACCTTGGTATGCAGGAACGAAACTATGCAGGGGAAGAGAAACCACCATGCCAACAGATCTCACTCTGTGTTGAGATTCTTAATAACACTGTAACTATTGATGGCAAAGAAGCACCACGCATTTTGTGGACTAAACCTTTTAATATCTTTCGTACTATGTCTGGCCTTGGCAAAGAGCTTGAATACTACAAAGCATTCAAACCATCAGCAGAAGAAGATCAGGTTGCTGACTGGGAATCCGTACTGGGTATTCCATGTACTGTAGTGATTAAGAACAAACAAGTACAAGACAAAGTATACGATGAGGTTGCAGGTCTTGCTCCTATTCCAGCTAAGTACCGAGACTCAGTAAGTAAGTCTAGTTTTACAGATCAATGTTTGGCTGGTGCTGAGGATAGCGATAGCCCTGCAATCAAGTCTCTGTTTGGGTTGGCTAAGTACATTCATGAGAAGCGTATTACAGAGCCAAACAAGCCACATCTTAAGGCAGTGCAGTCAGATGCACATGAAGAGTTTGATGACGACATCCCATTCTAAGGATTGTTACAATGAAACTTCTGATTGATGGCGACCCTATTGTTTATCGAATAGGGTTCGCTTGCCAAAGTACGGACAAGGAAACGGGGTTGGTTACGGCTGACCCCGATTCGTTTACGCTACATAGTTGTAAGTTGTTTGTAAATGGAATCATCAATGATACGCAATGTGAATCCTATAAGATATTCCTAACTGGTAAAAACAACTTTAGATATAAGATTAGGAGTGACTACAAAGAAAACAGATCAGGATCAAAGAAACCCTATCATTACGAAAACATTAGGGGCTATCTGATTGAGTACTATGACGCACAGGTTGTAGACGGAATGGAAGCTGACGATGCAATGGCGTTACTCCAGACTGACGATACCGCAATAGCCACCATTGATAAAGACTTGTTGATGGTTCCCGGCCTTCACTATAACTACATTAAGAAAGAGTGGAAAGAAGTAACAGAGGAATCTGGTACTAAGTTCTTTTACGCTCAGATGTTAACTGGTGATAAGGTTGATAACATTATTGGAATCAATGGTATTGGCCCTAAGAAAGCTGAGAAACTATTGTCTGATAACGACAGGGAAACTTGGGACAATCTGGTTATTGATCTGTACATTGAAGAGTTTGGTGAAGACGGGTTCCAAAGAGCAGTTGAGAACAGCCACCTGCTATGGATGTTACAACGCGGCAGAACAATGCCAATGGATTTTCATAATGCCAATCAGAAAGAAAGCAGTAACAAGAAGCAAAGCAAGAAGCAAAGCAAAAAGAAAAGCAAGAAGCAGCAAGTACAGGAGTAGTTTAGAGGCTAAGTTTGCAGCGAATAACAGTGGCAAGGGCTATCAGTACGAACCATTCTCAATGCCATACGTTATGAAACGAAACTATAAGCCCGATTTTGTACTGGATGATGTCCTGATCGAATGTAAAGGTTTCTTTCGCCCCGGTGACACCTTAAAGTACAAATCAATACGGGATAGCCTGCCAGACTATGAGTTAGTTTTTGTACTCTCTGATCCAAATAAGAAAGTACGCAAAGGAAGTAAACTAACAATGGGCCAGTGGTGTGAGAAGGAAGGAATAAAACACTTCACTGTTTACGAAGACAAGAAGCTAGATAACTACATACAAAGTAGGAGGAAGCATGAAGATAGCAGTGATACCTGACTGTCAGGTCAAGGATGGTGTACCAATAGACCATCTTGAATGGGCTGCAAAGTATATCGTAGACAAGAAACCAGATGTGATTGTAAACCTTGGTGACTTCTGGGATATGCCTTCACTTAGTAGTTACGATAAAGGAAAGAAGGACTTTGAAGGTCGTAGGTACAGTAAGGATGTAGAGTCAGGGAACAGAGCAATGAACTTGTTTCTTGCACCAATCAAGAAAGAAATCCAAAGGCTAAAACGAAACAAGAAAAAGGGTTGGAAGCCAAGGCTTGTGTTTCTGCTTGGTAATCACGAACAACGGATAGAACGTGCTGTAGATGTCGATGCCATCTTAGAAGATGTGATTGGTTACCACGATCTTAACCTGTCTGATTGGGAAGTGTTTGATTACCTTGAGCCTGTAATTATCAATGGCGTAGGGTTCTCTCATTTCTTTACGTCTGGTGTTATGGGTAGGCCGGTATCCAGTGCCAAGACTATGATTAGTAAGAAACACATGAGTTGTGTTATGGGCCATGTGCAGGACAGAGACATAGCATTTAGCAGAAGGGGTGATGGTACTGCTATTACTGGTATCTTTGCTGGGATCTTCTATCAGCACAGTGAGGGGTATCTAGGACACCAAGGAAACAATAATTGGTCTGGTATCTGGATGCTGCATGAGGTTGATAACGGAAGCTTTGATGAGATGCCTGTTTCGTTAAGGTTCCTTAAAGACAAGTATTCAGATAACAAAAGGAAAACAAAATGCAAATAGTATTTATGGCTGAATGTGGACTGACACCAAACTTTAAGCCAGTATCTTTTAGCAAAGAATTTGGAAGAATTTTGTTATTTGGTCTACCATTGTTTGGCTTCTGGTTGCCTTACATTGGGTTTACCAATTTCTTTATTGACGAATCAGAAGTAGAAGAAAGTGTAGAAGTAGAATGTTTCTTAGTACAGTTCGTACTGGTTGGGTTTTTTATTGTTTATAACGTATTGGAGAAAGAATAATGGAAATGGGTTTATATGAATCCTACATTCACAAGTCAAGGTACGCAAGGTATCTACCAGAACAACAACGAAGAGAAACGTGGGAAGAAACAGTAAGACGTTATATTAACTTCTTTGATAAACGTACTGACCACAAGTACAAGAAAGACTTTCAAGAGCTAAGAGAAGCTATCTTGGATTTAGAAGTCATGCCAAGCATGAGGGCATTGATGACAGCAGGAGAAGCCCTTGATCGTGATAACGTAGCTGGGTTTAACTGTTCCTACTTAACCATTGACCACCCTAAAGCTTTTGATGAGATGATGTATATCTTGATGTGTGGTACAGGTGTTGGTTTCAGTGTTGAACGCCAGTACATACAGAAGCTACCTGATGTTGCTGAGAAGTTTCATGATACTGATACTACAATCGTAGTGGCAGACAGCAAGATTGGATGGGCTAAGGCTTATCGTGAACTGATCTCATTGTTGTACAGTGGTCAAGTCCCATCTTGGGATATCTCAAAGATACGCCCAGCAGGAGCAACACTTAAGACTTTTGGTGGTAGGGCAAGTGGCCCTGAGCCATTGGTTGATCTGTTTAACTTTACTGTCTCTCTATTTAAGAAGGCAGCAGGGCGTAAACTAAGCAGTATTGAGTGTCATGATATCTGTTGTAAGATTGCACAGATCGTAGTAGTTGGTGGTGTACGTAGGTCTGCCCTGATCTCACTCTCTAACCTTTCAGACGATAGAATCCGTAGAGCAAAGCATGGTCAGTGGTGGGTTGAAGAACCACAACGTGGTCTTGCAAATAACTCTGCTTGTTACACTGAAAAACCTGATTTTGATGCCTTCCTAAATGAGTGGGCTTCTTTGTATGAATCTAAGTCTGGTGAGCGTGGTATCTTTAGCAGGGTAGCCAGTAAAAAACAAGCAGCTAAGAATGAGCGTAGGGACACAGACCACGAGTTTGGTACTAACCCTTGCTCTGAGATTATTCTTCGCCCTAATCAATTCTGTAATCTGTCTGAGGTTGTTGTTCGTGCAGACGATACCATTACATCACTAAAGCGTAAGGTTCGTGTTGCTACTATTCTTGGTACACTACAAGCAACACTGACAGACTTCAGGTATCTCAGATCAGTATGGAAAAATAATACTGAAGAGGAAGCATTGCTTGGTGTATCACTGACTGGGATATTGGACAATCCTATTATGTCTGGGCAATGTACTACTGGAACTGGGTTTGACCACCCTAACCAGCCTGATCTGCCAAAGGCACTTGAAGCACTTCGTCAAGTAGCAGTTGATACAAACAAAGAGTGGGCCAAGAAACTTGGTATCAATCAGTCTACTGCTATTACTTGTGTTAAACCCTCTGGTACTGTATCACAGCTTGTAAACTCTGCCAGTGGTATTCATGGAAGATACAGTGATTACTATATCCGTAGGGTACGTGCTGATATGCGTGATCCTTTGTGTCAAGTCTTAAGTAATGCTGGTGTGCCTTGGGAAGTAGACGTTACAAGCCCAACTACAGCAGTGTTTAGCTTCCCACAGAAGGCACCAGAAGGTTCTGTAATGTCTTCAGATCAAACTGGTATGGATCAGCTTAAACTGTGGTCTATTTACCAAGAGCATTGGTGTGAACACAAGCCATCCATTACTGTGTACTATAAGGACAATGAGTTCCTTGAGATTGGTAACTGGTTGTACAACAACTTTGATGAAGTAAGTGGTGTATCTTTTTTACCCTACTCAGACCATAGCTATGAGCAAGCCCCCTATGAAAAGATTACGAAGGAAGAATATGAAGAGTTGTCGCAGAAGATGCCAACAGAGATTGATTGGAATATCGATGAAGCTTCAGATCAAACTGAAGGGGCGCAGACATTAGCTTGTACTGGGGGGCAGTGCGAGATCTAAAAACTAGGGGGCCATTGCAGCCCCCTTTTTTATTTCTTTTTGTTTTTCTTTTTCTTCCCTGCTTTTGATAGTGCAATAGCAATAGCTTGCTTCTGCGGCTTCCCAGCTTTTATCTCCTTCCTGATATTCTGAGAGATTGCTTTCTTTGACTTGCCTTTCTTTAATGGCATGTTCTATTTTCTCTTCTTAGGTTTTTTCTTTTTGGCTTGGGCTTTTTTAGCAGCCGCTTTTCCTGCTTTTGTGTATGCGTACTTCTTACCATTTACCATTGGCATTTGATTTCTCCTATCACCACTTAGTTTTATCAGCCCAAAAGGCTGCACTCATCTTACCCTTTGCAATATTCTTAGCGTGTCTTGCTTTGAATGATGCACGTTTCTTCTTCATCCTTTCTGACTCACCAGCTTTAGGCTTACCAGCAGTCTTAGCACCCTGTTCTCCAAACCGAATGGTTTTGATTTTATCCCCTTCCTTAGCAACTACAACATGGGATTTCTTAGGATGATTAGGAGTACGCTTTGGTTTGTTGTAACCTGATACTCCTGCACGTTCTAGTCTTGGGTCTTTCTTAGCCATTATTTCTTACCCTTTTTCTTGTATGGTTTAGCTGTTTTTGCTGCCTGCTTGAATGCTTTTGCAGTTGGTGCGCCTTTTGTTCCGGGCTTTCTCATTTTCTCTCCACTGCCTTTAGCGATTCGTTTACGCTTTGCTTGAATATTTGAGTATAAACCTTTCTTCATTTATTTAATCCTGTTTTTGTGAAGCACCAAAGTAAAACGAAATAACAGCACTAACCAGGCCACCCATGTACCCCAAGACTAGGTTGATAAGCTCCATACTGTTCTGCTCAGGTGGCATGATAGTAATCATCCCAATGTACGAACAGAAGAACAGTACTATCACGATTCCAATTAACTTAGCAGTCCAGTCTTTGCCGAAGTGTTGTCTTGCATCCTGCTTGTCAGCAGTTTCCAATGCAAACAAATCCACATCAAGCTCTTTCATCTTAGCATCAAACTCAGCATCGGCTTCTTTGATAAGGCTTAGTTGTTCTGGAGTTGCTGTCTGTATTGCTTTGTTAATTGCTTTCTCGTTGTCATCACAACCAAGTGCATCAGCAATCATGGATGCAGCAGCACCCCCTAGTGGGCCACCTAAAGCAGTCCCTAGTGTTGGGGCTACAGCCCCTACGATGGATTTAATTGCACCTAACATTTATGTCTCCTAATCAGCAAGTGGGTTATCTAGTGCGCGTTGTAGTTTAGCTGTAAGTCGCTCTTCTAATTCCTTCATGTCAGCTTTCTGTGAACTCCTGAGCGATTCCCTGCGTGTTTCAAACCTTGATTCTGCTTCGTCTATCAATGCTCTGACTTTGTCCTCAAGGCCGTTGACATCATCCTCAACACGATCAGCTACTTTCTCAATTCTAAGTATGTCATCACGCAGTCCATTCTTGATGTCACGTGTGTAGTTGTTATTGGCTTCTAGCTTTTCTTGGATGCTTGCTATATCACCCTGTACTGCATCTAGGTCAAGAGTAGCAATAGACTCTACCTTCTGGTACATCATAAACCCTGCGTACATGGCACCAAGTACAGGCCCAACCAAAGCAATCAGACCAGCGATAGTTGCTGGTGTCAGCTTATAACCAAACAGCCTAAGCTCAACGCTCATTCTCAAACCTCATATTGCGTAATTGCTCTAGCTCTAGTTCAAGTTTCTCTACCTCAAGCCTTCTAGCGCGAAGCTCAAGCTGGTACAAAGTATTACAGTTAATACGCTCGCGTGGCTTATCCAGAGGGATAGTAATGCGGGCATAGACTCCAATGTCTTTAGTTTCACGATCCATCGGGTCATTGTTTGAGAAAGGCCCACTAGCATTATCTACTATTCCCATCATGCCAAACTCAAAGTTAGTTGCACCACCCACGGCGTTAGAACAATCCATGTCCCCAGCCCTAAACTTGTCAGACTGATGATTCATGGTTGAACTGGGCAGGCTTAAGTTCAATGAACTGTTATCAGAGACAGCCATAACAGGAAAAAACAACAAAGTTAACAGGATTCTTCTCATTACTTGTCCTTAAACTTAGAACAAATCTTAGAAGACACAAATGCTTTGGAGTCGTTGTCTCCCTGTATCAATGATCTTGTACAGATATACACTGCTTTGTCTTTGTCTTTGTCACTGATATAAACATCAAAGTTCAAGTGACGAAGGTAATTCAGGGATACGATGTGATACGAACTAACGAAAGGAATCGGATTAAAATCTTTATCAAAGACTCCTATTTCGTAGTACTTAGCATCTGTACGTTTATTGAACAGGCGCATCTCAACCTTAGAAACCCCATCTACGTAAGACGGGGTTAGTACAGGATAAGTGGGTGTCATCTCATGGGCATAAGCACCACAAGATAACAGCCATAGTAAGATTAGTTTGCGATACATTCTGCTTCTACAATTGCTCTGTATATACCACCAGGAAATGCTTTGTTGTATCCGTACTCAGCAGTGGAATCCACCTTGAACCAGACAGTACCAGCAGTGTGTAGGTCAAACTCTGTTGTGGCATCATATTCAACAGCATTGGTATCGTAGTCAGACATAGCTGTATCAGATACAGAGGACACTGTAGTGGAGCCTGTCCATGTAACAGTATCAGTTAGGTTTGGACTGGTACTAAAACTGGTAGGGGTTGTGACCTTAGCAGTATAAGCATCAGCCAGTGATACATCGTAACGAATGATAGGCATTACACCACCATCTGCTGCTGCTGTACTTAGTTTATCTGAGGTAGGGTTACCATAAATACCAGCAGTATCAGTATTGATAATACATTTAGATTGAACTGTACCAGTAATCAGGACATCCTCAGCAAATGTCAAACAGGACACCAAGGACAAAACTATTGAATAGACAAGTTTCATTTATTTTTCCTATTGTATTGCATATCTACCATTTGAGTATGCAGTAGTTGTTGTGCTAATCCGTTTCTTAGACCACGTTTACTGTACGGTATTTCGCTGTCATTGATCTGTACTGTTTCCTTGTACGTACCACCAACAATAGCAACCGAATAATACTGTGTGAGATTTACTGTGTTTACTAATGCTTGCAGAGCAGTTTGCTGGCTTGCTTGCATTGCTGTAGCCATTGCATCCTGTGCCTGGCTAAATCTGTTTTCCTCTTCCTCTTTAGGTTCTTCTTCGTCTTTGTCGGCATCGGTGTTTTCATCGTTATCCTCGTACAAGTCAGAGTCAGTAGGCTCTAAAGCACCCAAAGCCACATCATCAGACATGGCATCGTAAATCTCTACTTCTGGTATTTCTGGTATGTACGGCTCTGGTTCAATGTCTTGTCGTCTCCAGTTGTAAATCACTACAGGGTCAACTACTTTACCCTCCCCCTTAATCTCTATCTCACCATCACCCCACAAATTAATCGGGATATTCGGTACAGGTACAGCTTTAACAATTGTATTGCCTGGTAGTCCAGACCAATCATCAACCTCACGGAAGATATAACCAGATTCTGTGGCGTGTCTGTTCTGAATTGACACCACCATATCGTCTGATATAGCTTTCTCGGCCGTATATTGGTATATTACGGCGTTTATGTCTAACCCAGTAGTATCCTCTACCCCAAGCATAGACGCGCTCATAGACCAATTGTGGGCGTTTAAAGCGGCATTGCCAGATGTGCCGTATGTGTACTCGCTAGAGTAGGAGTAGCAAGCCCAAGCCACCAAACATAGACTTGGTAGTAGTTTTGACTTTCTCATCTTCTGTTTTCTCTACCTTGTCTACATCATATGTACGAGGAGTTGGATTAGCTTCCCATGCAGCCTTAGCAGCAGGGCCAATTAACCCATCAAACGGACAAGGAGTGCCAGCATCCATCATTGCTTGGAACACACGCTTGTCCTGACACATAACAGAAACAGCAGCTACCTTCATGCCCATGTCATATAGGGTCTTGGCATTCTTCAGCTTCTCACAATTCATATCACGAACAGTAGAACCCATAGAGATACCGAGAATCTGAGTTTGAACTGCACCAGCAACACCAACAGTACAGAGATCAGAATTCCCATTGGCATTAAACTGTGGTGCAATTGCAGACGGGGGTGGAGACTTAATCCTTGTCTCCATGTTCCCCTTGGTTGTTACTGTGCTGTTTGTTGTAGAGTCTGTTACTATTGGATCAGCAGCAAAGGAGTTCATTCCGTAGAACAGAAACACAAAGAGTAAATACCAGAACAGGAATCTCATTAGATTTAGCATTGGTTAGTCCTTATTCCATTTTTCCCAGTTCTCTAGTCCACCACCAAAAAAGTTGTACCAAATCTTACCGCCAACAGGCAGTTCTTTTATTACTTTTTCTGGCAGAACATCACCAGAAGTAACTAAATTACCTACGTCTGTCAATATAGCATCTACTGAAGACATTGGTGGGGCTAATGTATTGGTTATAAAACCACTAACGTCACCCCGCTTAAGGTACATTGACCTTGTGTAGTCGTTTATACCAACAAGTTTTGTAAGGTTTTCAAAGTAGTTATCTTCTGCAATATCGTTTAGTTCAAAACCCCTACCAAGTAGGCCATCTTTTACTTCGTCAACAGTAGCTCCTGTAAGAGGAACAAGTGTCATGTATTTTAAAAGACTCTTTCCAGCCTCAAGCTTGTTTCCTGACTTGTATTGTTGAATAATGTCTCTACGAAGTACATCAAGCTGTTTAATAGTGAAAGATTTTAACGAGTAAAGTATTCTTCCATTTGGACTGTTCAAATAAGACAGTGGCATTTCTGAAAGTGATATTGGTTGTAGGTCTGACAGCTCATTCCAAAGATAAAACTTAACCCTGTCTGTCATCTCGCCAGATTTAAGTTCATTGATGAGCATATCAAACTCATCACCCATTGCTTTTTTATATTTACTTGCTAGTTTAGAAACGCCTTTATCACTCTTAGACATTGCACTTGCTTTTCTAAGTGCAGAATTAAGGACAACGTTTTTACCAAGCTTGTCTACTTTTTTAAACCCACCAAAGAACAATGCCCTTTCTAAATACCTAGAGGTATCTAATACATTACCAAGTTCGTTTGCAATAATGTTGTCTAAGCCAAGCTCATCCATTGTGATTTTGTTTTTACCAAACATAGCAGCTATAGTATTTCTCATACCATTTGCATAAGCAGATACACCAATATCACCAATCTGTGTTAGTGCAGAAATAGGGTTAGCAAGTGTAGTGCCATAGCCAACATCACGAATAAAACGTAGTGATTTAGTTGGTGATACTTCGCCCATACCAAAACGACCATTTAACAGTTGACTTAGTTCATCTGCACCAGAGTAATCAAGATCACCACTCTCAAGCTGTCTTGCAATTAAATTACCAACCGATGCCTCTGTATCAAGTTTTGTGTTATCAATGTTTACAGCATCACGACCAAAAAACTTTCTCCTTTCAATGTCGTTAGCTGTACTTCTTATGTACCTGTTTAAAGACTCTGCTGGAGAATAATAGAAACCAGAAATTTCTTCAGTAACCTCTGGTAGCTTTCTTTCTTTAGTGAAACTTAAACCCCCTTTCATTTCTTTTGGGACATAGCCGCGAACAACCTTATTAACCACGTCTGTTCTCATTTGCTCTGGTATGTCTTTAATATTTTCTACACCAAGTTGTTTTGACTTTAAGTACAATGCCTTTTCAATCATACCCCTACGTGGAGCATCCAGTGCTTGTAACAAACCATCATAGTCTTTTACAACTCTAGGAAAGTAGTCTTTAATCTTGTCAACGCTGTAACCAACTTCAGTAAGTTCTTTGTACATATTGTCCAAGAACTCTCTTGTCTGATTAAGTGCAGAAGATCCACCAACAGAGTATTGTTCTAAAATATTAGATGCTGTTTTAATATCACCATTAGCCAAACTAACACTTAGCTTAGGCATTACTTGTTTTGGAACTTGCTTTATCGCCTTAACAAAAGGAACAACTGTTTTTTCTGCGTCTGCTACTCTTTTATGTACGTTGTACTCGTGCTGTCTTAACCTTAAAAATAACCTTGGGCTATACTTTTTAATCCTTGTTGAGATTGTACCAAGTAAGTTATCAAGCATTGGATTTTTTGTACGAGCAACATTAACATTGCCAGGAACAGTCACATCGTTTGGTGTACCACGCCCTGCAATACGTGAAGTATTTTTCATTACCCTTTGTGAGTTAATGCCAACAATTCTTTGCATGGCCAGTATAGATTCTCTATTTGGGCCGCCAGGATCATAACCTTTTGGTTCTCTATAAATAGGTTTGTGATCTGCTCTTGCAGTTACTTCTAGCATTTCTTTTGTTGTAAGACCTGTACGTTCTCTTACATAAGCATTAACTTCTGCTCTAGGAACATTGTCAGCCAATGCTTCATCCATAGCATCTTGTATTTCATCAACCTTTTGATTTGCTAACCTAAGTGTTTCTGCATCCTTTTTAACTTTTGCTTTGTCACTAATAATTTTGAGTCCTTTACCAATAGCAGCACCACCAAGAGCAGACACAGCACCTGTAGTTGCAGCTTTTGTAGGATCTATTTCTCCTTCTAATGCAAGATCATCTACCATAGAATAGGCAGTACCAAGCGCACCACTAACAGCAGCAATACCTCTAATAGTTGCTGCTTCTGGTGCAACCAAAATCAAGGGATCAGCAAAAGGAGCAACAACACTGCCAACAGTAGTTGCTATGCTGTCTTCATCTTGTTCAGAAAGAACTGGATACTCTTTTGCAAGGTCTTGATTTCGCTTGGTAAGAAGAACCTTACGCCTATCATCGTACGAAAGACTACTAAAACCTTCTCCATAAAGTTCGTCTGGAGATTTGTAGTCAACAATACCATCTTCACCAAAAATCTGAAGCTCACCAATTGGTAATTTTGCTTCCAGCATTAACCCAAAGTTTTGAACCAACGATGGAGTACGATCAAAACCATACATAAATTCATCAAAAGAATCTGGTTGTTCTTGTACTGGCAATTCTTCTTCATCAATTCTTTGAAATAACTTTTCAAGAGTAAGACTGTTATCATTTTCCATTTAAGTATGCCTATTCGTTTAGGTAGTCTTGCCAATTGATGCGGTCTGTTATGCTATCAACATAACCCTTCAGGTCTTCTCCAGTTGGAATACCTATAACATCACCAAGAGTACCCATACTTGCTTCTGTCTGATTTGAAGTATTATTATTGTTATTGGTTGGCAATCCTTCTGGGAAAGTTTTTTCTACAGCAGTTTGACTTTGTTGATTTTGTTGTTGCGATTGTCCCATAGGATTAAACTTCCAACCACCACCAATAAGACTAGGGTCGTTTACAAAAATTCCGCTTTGTTGGTAATCTTTAATAATTTCAGAAAAG